CATCGGGCGGCATGGACGCATGGTACATAGGCTACAACAAAGACATGGCTTTAGAGTTTATCCGCGATTGTGCCAACTGGGCGAAATTCTACGGTTTGGCGGCGGGAGAAATCGAAGAGACCGAGGAGGTGTTCGTCGAGGGTGACGACAAAAAATCCGTCCTCGCCTTCGTCATCCGTTTCGCGTCCGGCTGGCGCGTTACCGCCTTATCCAGCCGCCCCTCAAACCTTCGCGGTAAGCAGGGGCGCGTCATCATTGACGAAGCGGCATTCCACGAGCAGCTCAGCGAGCTGCTCAAAGCGGCAATGGCATTGCTGATGTGGGGCGGCCAGGTGCATATCATCTCTACCCATGACGGGGTGGACAATCCGTTCAACGAGCTGATTACCGACATTCGTGCGGGCAAAAAGCCGTACTCCATCCACCGCATTACTTTCGACGAGGCCGTTTCAGACGGCCTCTACCGCCGCATCTGCCTGCGTTTGGGTAAAGAGTGGACGAAAGAGGGAGAGGAGGCATGGTGCAAAGAGATTCGTGATTTCTACGGCGACGATGCATCCGAAGAGTTGGACTGCATCCCTAAAAACGGCGGCGGCAAATGGCTCAACCGAGCCTTGATTGAGAGCCGTATGAGTCCTTATACGCCGGTTATCAGATACGACCAAAGCGATGAGTTCGGCCTCTTGCCCGAGCCGCGCCGCGCCGCCGAAGTAGCGGACTGGATAGCCGACACCCTGCAACCGCTGCTCGACGGTTTGGATAAAACCCGGGTTTCCTTTGTGGGTGAAGACTTTGCCCGCAGCGGAGACCGTACCGTCATCGTCCCTTTATTGCAGCAGACTAATTTAAGCCTTAAGCCGCCGTTCGTGTTGGAGTTGGGCAATATGCCGTTTGCCCAACAAGAGCAAATCATGAAACACCTGTTGAACGGCTTACCCAATCTGCGCGGAGCGGCATTGGACGCGCGCGGCAACGGTCAGTCAATCGCTGAAGCCATGCGCGACGAATTTGGCGCGGAGGTATGCGAGTCGGTCATGCTCTCGGAAAACTGGTACCGCACCCATACCGCCCCGTTCAAAGCCGCCCTCGAAGACGGCACGCTGACCGACCTCCCGCGCGACGAAGACATCCTGACCGACCTGCGCGCCTTCGAACTGGTCAAAGGCGTGCCGCGTATTCCCGACACCCGCACCAAAGGGGCGGACGGCAAAAAACGCCACGGCGACGCGGCGATTGCCTTTATCTTGGCACACTACGCCAGCCGCGAACTGAACACCGGTCCGGTACGCGTAGCCAGCCGCCGAATCCGCCGAAAAAGCGCATTAACCAAAGGTTATTAAGGTATTTAAAGAGTACATATCATGCCCAAACCCCACCTCAAACTCAAAACCAGTCAAGGCATCATGACCTTCAAGCCGCAGGATTTATCTGCACATCTCGCCGTTTCCCGCCCGTTTTTCAGCGGTTTTGACGGCTGGCTGCCTAATCCCGACCCCGTTTTGCGCAAAATGGGCAGGCAAATTTCCGTTTACCGCGAGCTGATGCGCGACCCGTTGGTCGGCTCGCTGGTGCGCCGCCGAAAAGCCGCTGTCGCCCGCCTCGAATGGCGGCTTGAGGGCGACGACACCCCTAAAAATGTACGGGATTTTATCGATAGCTGGCTGGCCGAAACCGATGTTTACCGCCTGATTAAAGACGTTTTAAACGCCGTTTTTTACGGTTACCAGCCCATCGAGCTGATTTGGCGTACAGATTCTGCATGGCTGCCTGACAAAATCATCGCCAAGCCGCAAGAATGGTTCGCCTTCAACGACGAAGGCGAGCTGCATTACATCCAAAACGGACTGACCGATACCGTTCCCCCGCCTTATAAATTCCTCTGCCCGACACATGAGGCAGATTATCTCAACCCCTACGGTTTGGGCGATTTGGGCTTGGTTTTTTGGTTGGTTACCTTCAAACGCGGCGGCCTTAAATTTTGGATGCAGTTCACCGAGAAATACGGTGCGCCTTGGCTGATTGGTAAAGAGCCGCGTTCCAACACCCCTCAGGATACCGACAAACTGTTAGACGCGCTCGAAGCCCTGATCGGCAACAGCGTCGGCACCATCCCCAACGACTCCAGCGTTGAAATCCACGAGGCAAGCGGCAAGGCATCATCTATTGATGCCTACGACAAGCTCATCCGTTATTGCCGCTCCGAAATCAGCATTGCGCTGCTCGGACAAGATCAAACCACCGAAAAAGACAGTACCCACGCCAGCGCGACCGCTGGTTTGGAGGTAACGGACGACATCCGCGACGGCGATACCCGTATTGTTGAGGCGGCATTAAATCAGTTGATAAAGTGGGTGGTGGAGATTAATTTCGGAGACGTATCTGCGCCGAAATTCGTGCTGTTTGAAAACGAGGAGGGCGGCACAAAAGAGCGGGCCGAAAGAGATAAGATGATGGTGGATGCCGGTGCCAAGTTCACCAACCAATACTGGCAGCGCACATACGGCCTTGAGGACGGCGACTTGGCGGACGAAGTCCAACCAACCCAAGAGGGTAGATCTGCTGATTTTGCCGAGTTCGATTTGACGGATGCAGGTTTGGTCATCGACGGACTTGCACCCGATACAGGCATCCTGAATAAACAAGGCGAACGGCTGACTGCCGTTCTAGTGGCTGAATTAAGGCAGGGGAAACCGCCGAGAACCTGCTTGACCGTCTGTCCGCCGCCTATCCGAATATGGACGATACCGCCTTACAAAACGAGTTGGCACGCCTGATTTTCCTTTCCGACTTGGTCGGCAGGATTGAAGTGGTACAGGAGCTTAAATCATGAACCCCAAAGATATTAAAGCCGTCTTCGGCATGACACCGGAAGCCGCCGTCGCCTATCTAAAGCAAAAAGGCATTGCCGTATCTTGGGACTGGCAGGATATGTTGGACGACGCGCACGCCACTGCCTTTACGGTGGCCAAAACCGCCAAAATGGATGTGCTCTCCGACATCTATTCAGCCGTTGTCGATGCCGCCGAACAAGGCCGGACGGTGGAAGAGTTCAGCCGCAAACTCGCCCCCGTCTTACAACGCAAAGGCTGGTGGGGCAGGCGGGAAATTAAAAATCCCGAAGGCGAAACCCAAAGCGTACAGCTTGGCAGCCCCCACCGCCTGAAAACCATCTATCTGACCAATATGCAGTCAGCCTACATGGCAGGCCGCTACGCCGAAATGATGGACTCCATCGACACACACCCTTATTGGCAGTACGTCGCCATCAACGACAGCCGCACCCGCGAAACCCACCGTATGATGCACAACCGTGTCTATGCCGCCGCCGACCCTGTTTGGGATACCTTATATCCGCCGCTTGATTTCCGCTGTCGGTGCCGCGTCAAACCCCTCTCGCGCAGTGCGGGTGAGGGACGCGTCCAACCCCGCCCGACGCTCGAAACCATTACCGTCGATATAGGTTCAAATCCCTATACCGGCGAGGAGCGTTACGTACAACGAACCGGCATCCGCATCAACAACAAATTTATCGCCCCAAACGCAGGCTTCAATGCCAACCAAGGTAAATCCATGCTGTCCCGCATGGCGCAAATCGCCATAGACAAAGCACAGGCAACCCATCCGGACATCGCCCGGATTGCCATCAAAACCATGATGGCTAACCAGAAATTCAAAAACGCCCTAACCCCCGAATCGTTGGCATGGGTGCATGAATTATTGAGGGGCTGACCATGCTTGAAATTAAATTAGACGCAGAGCGGCTCGACCACGGCTTGAGTACGCTGCTCAAAAACGCCACCGACACCCGCACCATGATGCGGGGCATCGCCACCGAGCTACTGTCTATGGCTGAGGACAACTTTGAGTCCGAGAGCTGGGGCGGGCAGCGGTGGAAACAAAGCCGGCGCGCCGCAGACGAGGGAGGCAAGACCCTGCAAAAAAGCGGGCAACTCGCCGCCAGCCTGACCACACAGGTCGGCAGCAACTATGCCCGCATCGGCAGCAACAAAAAATACGCCGCCATCCACCACCTCGGCGGACGAGCAGGGCGCGGCCACAAAACCAACCTCCCAGCACGCCCCTATCTCCCCATCAACGGCAACAACCAACTCCAACCCGATGCCGAACGCAGAATCCTCGACATCGCCATCGCCGCCCTCAAAAAAGGACTCTGACAATAAAAAACGGACGATAAAATGTCGTCCGTTTCTTGTTGCACTATTTGCAACTCCATTTCACTTTTTCCATCCCGCCCCATCCCCCATCATCCCACTTCTTCCCATTTATCTCATCATTCTTATATATTTATCTCATTGGGTTTCAGCTGCCGGCGTTGCGGGTGTTCATGTTGTACACGCCGTTTAAGCCTTTGAACACGTCGCCGGCGGCATCCGTGCGGTAGCGTTCGAGGTATTCGCGGCCGGCGTAGACGCTGGAAACGTTTTTATAAAACACGTCGTCCGCACCTTTTTGG